CCGCATGATCGCCAAATATAATGCTTTGTCTTGACAAAACTTCTCAGTCTGATCTAGTAGCCAGTCCAACTTAGTGTTAGAATCATGTTCAAGAGAAGCAATAATCTCTTTGCTAATCTTAAACGTTTCATCGTTTAGACCCTCTTTATTAGACAGATCTATTGCTAATGCTTCCGTTGAAGGAAACGAATTATATTTCTTCACATAGTCATCAATTAGATCAAAAACTACTTTTTCGTTATGATCCTGAAAATACTCAGGCTTTAAGAAGGGTATTACTTTTCTGTTATACTCATTATTGAACAATAAATTTGATAAAATTGTTCTTTCAATACTCATATATATTTAACCTTTCTTGGAAACTTCTTCCTCATCATCATTATAAACTAAACTTCCTTCATTGTCAAGAGAATACTTGTTCTTAACATAAGTAGCGAAGTCTGTCTCTTTAAACATTGTCATCCAAAAGTCCTTATTATCCACGATATCCCCTGCTCTAAAGTTTTTTCCATCCACTTCACCAGTTTGTCGATCGACTTTGGCATACCATCCAACTTTTGGCTTTGCGATATAACCACCTTCAATGGCAACGTCAAGAAGACCACTCCAACGATTAATGCCGCCCTCATAACTAATAGTAATCGGGATTTTAGATTTCTCGCGAACGTAGCGAGATTTTTCAACGTTAATAACGAAATGATAACCTTGAATTTCTCCTCCATCTTTATCTTGCTGCCTTCCTAGAATCCAAATATTGTCTGAGCCATAGTACGAACCAGTGCCACCACCAACAATATCTTTAGGGAACATACCAATTTCTTTGTAAGTATGATTAACCGCCACAAGTGGAATATCCTTTAATGTTAAATGAGGAGTAATCATGCGAAACAAAGATTTTAATTGTTTAGCACGCGACATATCAGCAACAGATTTACCATCTAGAGCATCTTCTACTTCTTTCTTAGAAGCAAGATTACCAATAGAATCAATAATGATCAAAACATGATCATCACGATTAATCTCTTTTAGCTGTTGCATAATATCAAACTTCAGCTGTTCAACGTCAGTAATTGGAGTATGAACAACTGAGTCTAATGGAATCTTAAACTTTTCAAAATAAGTTTGAGGTGTACCAAATTCAGAATCATAGAATAAAACGACTGCATCTGGATACTTTTTAATATAAGATGATGCAAGCAGTAATGCGAAACCAGTTTTAAAATGTTTCGATGGACCTGCTAACATTGTTAGCCCCGGAGTAATACCTCCATCAATAGATCCAGACAAAGCCACATTGATCATTGGGACAGGAGTCTGAATCATATCCTTTTTGGTATAAATCTTCGAATCTGTTAGTGTAGAAGTATAATCAATTGTTGAATTTTTAATCAAACGTTCTTTTAACGACATAAACAATCCTCTCTTACTAATAACCAAATTATCACTTCTTATTTTCCAGCATTTCCTTTAGTATACTACCAAATCTATCAGATGTCAACTTCTTTTTATTCAAGCCAACATTAGCAGCAATCAGTAACATTACTGCTAATGGATCGAATACTAATACTATTAAAATAATTACAAATCGAACAGCTTTTTCAAGCTGGTTTTGATCTGCATGACCATAGATGAGTTCAGCAATGTATTTAACAGGCCCGACTTCTGCTTCAATTTTTTTGATATTTCCTTCTGCTCGGATTCTGTCGGAGGTAAATGTGGATATATTTTTGACATGCTCTTCCTTTTTCAAGACCAGAGAATCTCTGTTCTTCCTTTCTTGGTTAGCAGCTTTTAATGAATTACCTGCTTTACCACTTTCGGTCATCTTAGAAATAGCAGCATCAATTTGCTGTATCTGTTTTTCTAAATCTGTTACGTAATCTTTTTCAAAGGTAATTTTAGATTTTATTATTTCAATTTGACTATCGTCAGCAGTATTTGATAATTTAATAGATTGTTCAATGTGAGCTTTTGATAAAAAACCAAACGTTCCCATAGAACTAATAAACATCAGAACAATAACAATAGTTGTTAGATAATATTTTAATGCTTTTGGTGTAATATCCCAGTTGTTGTAAAGCCATGAAGCTGTTACAAGTTTACCTAATTCTAATGCTCCACCCATAAAAACTACAGGCCAGAAAGCTGCAGCGAACAAAGTTGTCAAACCATAAACGCTGTAAAATCCTGACACTGCTGAAAGCGTCAAGGCTGTCAGTAATGCTATGTAATTTATCATTTTCCGTCTACGTAAGCATTAACCTTCATAATAAATGCTTTAATTTTTACAGAACGATCAGGCCAGAAAACATATGACTTTTCTGGATCTTTCGCTAAATTATTCAGAAGAGGCATAATCATCTTCCTCAATCCTTCTAATTTATCTTTAAGCTCTGTCTCTGTAGCTGCTGTCTGTTTGACAACTTGTTGAACAACTTGTGATTGTTCTTCAATCTTTGCTTGAAGTTCTGCTTCTCTAGCTTTCAGTTCTTCCTCTGATACTAACGAAAAACCAAAATCGTCATCTTCATCTAATGTTACTGCCATGTATTCCTCTTATGCAAAAAATCTTCTGGTGTATCAGCCATTTGTTGTTCCTTGTTGTTCTATATATTCTTCTACAGAAATGTGTCTCACAGCACTAGCAGCCCCAAAAGATTGCGGCGTTTTAAATGCTTTAGTATAAACTCTTTCTTTTTTAAGTCTCGCTCTTAACTTTTCTCTTTTTTCAAAAGTCATTTTGTCGAATTCTTTTAATTTCTTTTTCTTTTTATTCTTTTTTCTTTTGTTTCGACTAGCCGACTGTTTTTTCATGTAAAAAAGTCCTCTAATGTTGATTTCTGTTCTGTTTCCCAGCCGATTACTTCGGTAATAGACTTTAATGGTTCCATAAATGATTTGCTGAATTGCATTTCTCTATCAATATACTTATCTATATATAATAATTCCTCTGGGATCTCATCAGGAATTGCGATAACTGTATCTTTAACAGGATTAGGCATCTTAAGATATGCGAATTTAATTTTATCTCCATCTGAGATTGGCATAATACTCTTAATACCTTTTTCTTTTAAGATATGATTAAAGATCAACGAACCCTTAACATGTATTGGAGTTCCTTTATCATAAATCATAGAAGAACTAGCATACTTTAGCATTCCTTTTACGCCACGTGGAAAGGCAACATCTTGGAATGGTAAAGTTATAAACTCTGATTTAAACACCTCAATGAATTTTTGTAATTCTGATTGTGTTCCATTCATAATTATTTCGAGAGCAGTTTTAATGTTCTCTCGACACGCCCTCGGAGTGCTCGAACGTACCGCTTCAATACCTTGGAGTTTAAGTTTTGGTTTCGCATACTGAACTCCTTCAACATTCCAAGCGTTGAGGATATACATTTTTTTACCACGCCATATTCCTTTATTTGCTATTGTTTCTCTTTTCATTTTCATCTTTTGTTGATACGCATTCATGTATTCAGCAAGTTCTTCATAACATTTATCAATATATGGCTGGACTTTCTCTTCACAAAATGTATCTAACGCTTTTACGATTGTTAAATCATCATCAGCCCCAAGATGTTTAACAAGTTGATCCATCTCAACATAAATGGAATCTGTATCAGATGCTATCACATAATCAGCATCTGTTTTTAACAGCTTGTTCATGTATTCATTGATCTTACGTTCAATCCAACGAATAGATAATTGACCGGACATCGTAATTGCTTCAGCATGATCATAATTAAACCAGCGGAAATATTGATTGGCCAAAGCACCATAAGCTGAGTTTAGCTGAATTTTTTTAGCCATCTGCATATTATGGTAGCGAGCAATTAATTTCTCATCATCAGCACTCTTATTATCTTCATATCGTTGTTTTGCTTCAAGCATTAATTTCTTAAACTTGACGCGATCATCATACATCTTCTCCATCAAAGCAGGAAGAAAACCTTGCTTATCTCTGAGATACAAACAACCATTAGCAGCAACTGCGAAATGACTTTCTGGTTGTTTCGTATTACCTGACAACAATTCGTCCACTGTCGGGTAATTTTGCATTTTACCAACAAAAGTTTCTTGACTAATATTATATTGCATAATCAAATGCGGATACAGGCTGTTTAGATCGAACGAAACAACCCAATTACTCAAACCAATCTTAGGATCCTTAACGAATCCACCAACTAAAGACTTATTCATCTGTTGTTTTTTGATTGATGGAATAACAATATTCTGTTCTAGTAAATAATTATGGATAATAACATCCCATGGTCGAACAGTTGTCATTGTATCAGAGTAATTAACTTTAGCATCATAGGCCATCGCCATTACTTGTTCAATAAACTTCATCTTATCATCTAGACGATCCACGAGAACAGTATCGTGAATATTATACTCGATGAACTTTTGATAATTGTTTTTATACAATTCTAATAGATTACCATATTCAGAATAATCTATTTTCTTCTCGCCAAGTTCTAGCTGAGCAATAAAATCAAGTTTGTACGATTCTTGATTACCAAATGTAAATTTACGATAGAGTTGATAATAATCTAAGACCGAAATACCCGCCGGATCATAACTTTGATTTTCTTTACCTCGAAACTCGACAATTTTTTCTCCGAGGATTCGCCACGGAGATAGTTTTTTAGCTTCCAGATCATTAAACAACAATTTAATGCGATTAATAAGATACGGTATATCAAAGAATTCTATGTTCCATCCGGTTACTACATCCAAATCTAGAACTTGCCAACAAGAAAGAAACTGTTGAATAAGTTCGTACTCATCCTTACATTTTATGTAATGTGTGTTTTCATCTTTTGTTTCGAAATCACCGCAACCGAAAACATAATTTCTGTTTCTACATCTTACAGTAATCGCAGTTAAAGGCTTATCCGCTTTCTGAATGTCAGGAAAACCTTCATCAGCAGCACACTCAATATCTATTGTTCCAATTTTAATTTGTTTGGGATCGTAATCAATATCGCCTTTATATGTATCAAAAATATACAAATAAGGCCAGGAAGAAAGACCGTAGATTTCCATTCCAGAGACATCACTATATCTATTAACAAAATCTCTTGCTTCAGATATAGAATCAAACTCTAGTTTTTCTACAGACTTTCCTTCTAGTGTTTTATATTTACCATCTTGTTTAGGAACAAACACATAAGGTTTATAATTAACTTTGTCAGTAAATCTTAACCCTTTATCATATCCTCTAATGAATACAGTATTTCCTCGTGAAAACACGCTTGTGTAAAATGACATAAATCCTCCAAAAAACGTGTCCGGTCGAAAGACTCACAAACACCAATCATTAAGTATACTACATTTAACAGATTTGTCAATCTCTAACTGGTCTTTTATTGTTAAAAACCAAATCTTTAATTTCGTCACCAGTTAATGTTTCATATTCAATAAGAGCATTAGCTAATGTATCAAGATCTTTACGATATCTTTTCAGAATACGATAAGCAGTATCATAACCTTCTTGAACATATCTCTTAACTTCATCATCAATAATTTTCTTTGTATCTTCTGCAATTAATCCACCAGGAAAATAATGATTGTTATCAGAATAAGAAACATTACCAAGTTTCCTAGAAAATCCCATCTGAGTAACCATCGACTTAGCAAGATTAGTTGCTTGTTGAATATCTCCCATAGCACCAGAACTTACTTTATCTTGACCGAAAACAAGTTCCTCGGCAACTCTTCCACCCATTGCCATAGCAAGCATAGCAATCATTTGCTCATAAGTCTGAGATACTTGATCTCTTTCTGGTAATGATTGAACCATACCTAAAGCACGACCACGTGGAATAATTGTTGCTTTATGAATTGGAGTAGAACCTTTCATATTAAGAGATACAAGAGCATGTCCGCCTTCATGATAAGCAGTCATTTTCTTTTCTTCTTCTGACATAACAAGAGTTCTACGTTCTGCTCCCATTAGAATCTTATCTCGGGAATCTTCAAACTCTTGTTTTGTAACAATACGCTTTGATCTACGAGCAGCAAGCAACGCTGCTTCATTAATAAGATTTGCTAGATCAGCACCAGAAAATCCTGGTGTTCCACGAGCAACAACTTTAAGATCAACATCTGGTCCGAGTGGAACCTTGCGAGAATGAACCTTTAGTATTTTTTCTCGCCCAGTAATATCTGGATTACTAACAGTGATTTGTCTATCAAAACGGCCAGGACGAAGCAGAGCAGGATCGAGAACATCCACACGGTTTGTCGCAGCAATAATAATAATTCCTTCATTGTCATTAAAACCATCCATTTCAACTAACAATTGATTGAGCGTCTGTTCGCGTTCATCGTTTCCGCCGCCCATTCCTACGCCACGATTACGTCCAACAGCATCAATTTCGTCAATGAATATAATGCATGGTGCATTTTTCTGTGCTTGTTCGAACATATCTCGAACACGAGATGCGCCAACGCCAACAAACATCTCGACAAAGTCAGAACCAGAAATTGAAAAGAATGGAACACCTGCTTCGCCAGCTACTGCTTTAGCGAGCAATGTTTTACCAGTTCCGGGAGGTCCAACTAATAAAACACCTTTAGGAATTTTACCTCCGAGTCTATGAAACTTCTCTGGTGCTTCTAGAAACTCTACCACTTCTTGAAGATCCTCTTTGGCTTCATCAACTCCGGCAACATCTTCGAATGTTACTTTAACATCTTCTTCAGTCATAAGTTTGGCTTTTGATTTACCCATACTCATTGCGCCGCCAACTCCTCCTCGACCACCTCTTCTGGTTAACCACATATAGATTGCAAAAAAGAAAACAATCGGAAGCAGATTAATAAAAACATTTGTCCAGAAACCAGATTCTCCGCTTGGTTTTCCTGCAACGGAAATTTTATTTTCATCTAGTTTCTGCATGAGAGGAGATAAAACTGGAGCGTAAGATGTAAACTCTCTATTATTATCTTTGAAATGACCTGTAACTTCATTTCCTATAATAACTACGTCATGAACTTTTTTTTCTTCGATCTGAGATACTAATTCACTATAACTAATTTCTCTAATCGGGGATTTGTGATCTGATTGCTGCCACATTGTATATAAAGCTGCGCCAGTCAAAAAGAAAACTAACCACGGAACGGTTTTTTTCATATCCATTATACTACCTTTCTAATAATATATTATTATATATTATTCCCCAGTTTTAGTCAATATATCCATCTGTTTTATTAAATATGTGAAATACGTCAGCGTTCGATAAGATGAGTGGTTGTCGTTATCCTATTATCGCTGCTTGGAAGTGCATACCATCTGGACGTGACCAAGGTCCACCCCATACCCATCCTTCTGCTCTAAACATTTTAACAACAGGATGATCTTCTGTAAACGAACCTTTTTTCCAACCTGGCTTTTTGCCTAGTGGATTTAAGTCTGCATTAAGATCGATAGCAAGTCCGTAGGCATGCATAGATAGACTTGATCCTCCACGCATTGTTCTAACATTCCAAGCACCACCAAAGTCAGTTACACCTGCTCGTTCCATAGCAGCATAATCATTTCCGTAGAAGTCTTGTATTTTTTCTAGAATAGAAAGAGCAGACTCTGCACAGATTTTATTCATAGCGATACGAGTTATTTCTATATCTCCCATCCAAAGTTTATATGGAGTTTTAACTCTAACGATATGAGTTCTCTCAAATTTCGGCGTAGATGGATTACCAAATAATTTTAGACATTCTGATTGTTTTGGCCATTTATTTGACATAATAATCTCCTAAACTATATACGAAATAAATTGATCTGTTGCTTTTTCCCAAGAAAATTTCATTGCTCTTTCAATAGCGTTCTCTTTAGGTATTTCTGAAGCATAAAGTATATTATTTTCTAAATCGTCGCCAAGAATACCCGATTTATTATTCTCAATAATATATCTATTTACCTCATTGTCAAAAGCCGCTACAGGTAAACCACAGGCCATTGCTTCTAATACAACGAGGCCAAATGTATCTGTAAGAGATGGCCAAGCAAACACATTTTGAGTTTGTAAAATTTTAGCAATCTCTTCGGCATTCTTTTTTCCACAGAAAAACACTCTTGGATATTTTAATTTGTATTCCTCTAACTGAGGCCCATCACCGATAACATATTGTATTATTTTAGGATTTTCAATTTTTAAAAACTGTTCTAAATTTTTCTCTGCGGAAACTCTACCAACATATATTGCTTTTATTAATTTACTAGGAGATGTATATTTTAAATCGGGTTTAAACACATCAGTATCTACACCACGAGACCAAACTTCTACATTTTTTATACCAAGTTCATGACAGTAATCAACCATGGCGGGGGTTGTAGCCATAACAGTACTGCTGTTTCTATGAAACCAACGAAAATACTTATTGCTAACTCTTGGTGGTATACCAGTATGG